GCTTGAGCGCATGGAAGGGCGCAGCTCGGTGTTTGTGAACATCACCCGCAATAAAACCCGCGCAGCCATCAGCCGCCTTGCTGACATGCTGCTGCCTAACGATGATCGCAACTACGGAGTCAAGCCCACCCCAATCCCATCAACCTCGGTTCTGGTGCCTGAGGAGCAAAAGCAAGCAGCCAAGGAAGGCGCGGATGAGGCGGCTCGCTCAATGGAGGAGCAGATCGCGGATGATTTCGAGGAGGCGCGCTACTACGCCCATGCCCGTGATCTAATCGAGGATGCCTGCATCTATGGCACGGGGATTCTCAAAGGGCCAACGATTGTTAACCGCACCCGCAAAGCCTGGACCACTGATCCGCAGACCGGGCAGTCGGTGCTTGAGGTACAGCAAGAGTTTCGGCCATCGGTTGAGCGGGTTGAGCCCTGGGATTTCTACCCCGATATGTCAGCGCAATCCATGGATGAGGCGGAGTTTGTCTTTGAGCGAAAGCTCATCAACCGCAAACAACTGCGCGAGCTCGCTGATCTGCCCGGTGTGATGCGTGAGCAGCTGCGCCGCGCCATGGACGATGAGGAGGGCTATCACCACATCGCCAACGATCGACGCGATGAGCTCCGGGAGATTACCGGGGTGGATACCGTTTCCACTGCCAAGCGCTGGGAGCTTTGGGAGTATTGGGGCCCGCTGGATAAAGATGAGCTTGAGGCCGCTGGTGTGGAGGTTGATGAGGACCCCCTGGTGGAGTACACCGGGTCGGTGCTAATGGTGGGCTCGCATGTGGTCAAAGCCTCACTCAACCCACTCGACTCAGGCGCTACCCCGTACTCCTCGTTTAACTGGGAAGAGGATGGCTCCTCGATCTTTGGCTTTGGTGTGCCGTACCTAATGCGCCAGCCTCAGAAAGTCACCAACGCGGCCTGGCGGATGATGATGGATAACGCCGCCGTCTCAGCCGGACCGCAGGTGGTGGTAAATAAGCGCGCTGTCGCGCCACAGGATGGCGACTGGACTATCAAGCGCATGAAGACCTGGGTGGCAACTGGCGATGTCCCGGTCAACCAAGCCTTTGGTGTCTATGGCATTCAGTCTAACCAGGGCGATCTCAGCGCGATCTTCCAGATGGCCCAGCAGCTTGCCGATACCGAGACCAATCTGCCCATCCTGCTCCAGGGTGAGGGCGCCAGCGGTGGACCGGGTGCGGCGACCGCCACTGGCATGCAGATGCTAATGAATAACTCCAACATCGTGCTGCGCAGCGCGGTGAAGAATTTCGATGACGGGATCACTGTGCCCACGGTGCGGCGGTTCTATGACTTTCACATGGCCTACACCGATCGCCCGGAGATTAAGGGTGATTTCGATGTCATTGCCAAGGGCACCTCAGTGCTGATCGCGCGTGAGGAGCAGCAAGAAAAACTCATGATGCTCGCCCAGCTAGCAGGCTCTAATCCTGAGTTTGCCAAGATGACCGATTGGCAGGCGATGTATAAACAAATCCTGCGCACCATGTCGGTGAGCGCGGATGACGTCACCCGTGATGATGAAGAGCTCGAGCAGCTCGAACAGCAGCAAGGCCCCGATGCTGAGACCCAGCTCAAGGTGGAGGAGTTTAAGCTCAAGCAACAGCAAGCTCAGCTTGATGCCACCAAGGCCGCCCAAGAGATGGACCTCAAGCGCCAGAACCAGCAGTTTGAACAGCAGTATAAGTCTGCCCAGCTACAGACCGAGCAGGAAAAGGCACGCCTTGAGATTGCGCTCAAGGAGGGGATTACCCTAGCCCAGCTTGAGCAAAAGGCAGGGCTTGAGTCACAAAAGCTCGAAGCACAGATGCAAAAGACTGCCGCTGAGCTACAAGCCGATCGTGAGCGAATGGCAGCCCAGATGCAGTTTGATAGCCAAAAGACCAGCGCTGAGCTCCAGACCGAGCGCGACAAGGTCGCCGCAGAGCTTGCCGATAAGCAAGCCGAGCGTGCCGCGCGTGAGCGCAATCAGTCGATGGGCTTTGACAGCTACTAGATCATGGCAAAAGACCCCCGCATAGAGCGCCTTGGTGTCGAGGGCTACAACAAGCCCAAGCGCACCCCCGATCACCCCACCAAGTCCCATGTGGTGCTTGCCAAGGAAGGCGATGAGATTAAGACCATCCGCTTTGGCCAGCAGGGGGTTAAGGGTAGCCCTAAGCGTGAGGGCGAATCACAAGCAGCGCGTCTTCGGCGTGAGTCATTCAAGGCCCGACACAAAGACAATATCGACAAGGGCAAGATGTCAGCCGCCTATTGGTCGGACAGGGTTAAGTGGTGATGCATCACATTGATCAAAACTCAGGGACATGGCAGGCGATCCGGGAGTGGGCTGAGGATCAGCGCCAAGGCGAGATCGAGCGCTTAATTGGTGGGGCTAACCCCAGCAACGATGATCGTATCCGAGGCCGGATTCAGGTGCTCGGTGATCTGCTGGCGCTTCCCGATGACCCATCGGTTTAATCATCGCGCTATCTGCTAAGTCATTCTTAGCATTTGACGCACTACGCAAACCGCCTTTGAGGGCGGTTTTTTTATGGCCGACCCAAGGAGGTCCGCAATGATAGACGAGCCGCTCAACGACGAGCCGCAGTCGGAAGATGATTTCGAGACTGCTTTTGCTGAATACGCTAGCTCCGAGCCTACGGAGGCGCCCGCTGATCTAACTGAGCCTGAGGAGGCTGAGGCACCTGAGCCCGAGCCTGAGCAGGCGGATGTTTCTGATCGGCTAGCAGCGCTTGAGGCAGAGAATGAAAAGCTAAAACACTCCGAGGCCAGCCAACGCGGGCGGCTTGGGGCTTATCAGCGACAGATCAATCAGCTGCAATCGCAGCTCACCCAGAACACCCCCCGGAAACCTGTACAGGGCGAAGACCAACAGCGCCAGCAAGCCGCCGAGGCAGCTGGTGTTAAAGATTGGGAAGCGCTCAAAGAGGACTTCCCGGAGGTGGCCAAAGCGCTTGATGCCCGTCTTGAGGTTGAGGGTCAACGACTCGAAGCTGACCGGCAACGACAAGCGCAACTCGAGCAGCAGATTGCGCAACTGCAATCGGCTGTGCAACCCATCCAGCAACAGGCCCAGGATCAATACCTCTCAACCCAGGTCGACGCGCTCTCAGCCCGTCACCCGGATTGGCGCGAGGTGGTATCTGCGCCGGCGTTCGCTGAATGGCTGAACCAGCAACCGGATTCGCTTAAACGACTGACTGAATCTAACGACGCCGCGGAGGCCGCCGCGTTAATGGATTTATACAAGTCACAAAACGCGGTTGCTGATAGCAATTTAGATAAACGCCAGGAGCGTCTAGCCGCAGCCCAGAGTGTTCCCCGTCGAGGGAGCGCGCCCAAGGGCGGTGTGCCGGAGGACTTCGAGGCTGCATTCCAACACTACGCATTAAAGAGGTAATAACTCATGGCTACCACCACTTATGGTTCCATTTCGCAGCGTACCGCTGCATGGGCCGCGACTGAGATGCTCCAGCATGCCGAGCCGATCCTTGTGCTCAGCAAGTTTGGACAGTCCAAGCCGCTGCCAAAAAATAAGGCCGATACGGTCAAATTTCGTCGCCCTGTGCCATTCGGCGCACTAGAGACTGCACTTGCCGAAGGAACCACCCCATCTGCTCAACAGATGCAGTATGAGGATGTCCAGGTGCAACTCGATCAGTGGGGCGCATTCGTTGAGATCACCGATGTGGTCGCTGACTTAGCTGAGGACCCGGTTCTCTCCGATGCCTCGATGCTTTGTGGCGAGCAGGCCGCTGAGACCGTTGAGTACCAGACCTGGGGCGCACTGCGTGCAGGCACCTCGGTGTTCTATGGCAACGGCACCAGTCGTTCTGATGTGAACACACCGGTTAGCCTTGAGAAGCAGCGCCAGATCACCCGCTCGATCAAAGCAGCGCGTGGCAAGAAAGTCACCAGCATGATCTCAGGTTCCCCGAACTACGAGACTCAGCCTGTGGCTGCGGCGTTCATCGCCTTTGCCCACACTGATCTTGAGGCCGATATCCGGGATATGCCGGGTTTCACGCCAACGGAGCAGTACGGCTCGATGGAGGCCCTGCCTCACGAGATCGGCAAGGTTGAGGATGTGCGTTATGTGCTCTCACCGGTGCTCGATAACTACGAAGGCGCTGGCTCCTCGACCACCAACGGCATGGTCAACGATGGCAGCAATGTCGATGTGTATCCGGTGGTGTATGTCGCCAAGGATAGCTATGGCTTGATCCCGCTCAAGGGCGCGAATGCCATCACACCGAAGGTCTTAAACCCCGACACCCCGCGTGGCGGCGATCCTCTGGGCCAGAAGGGCTCGGTGGGTTGGAAGACCTACTTTGTGGCGAAAATCTTGAACGAAGCCTGGTTGGCCCGTCTCGAGGTGGGTGCCACTGACTTAGGCTAATCGCCTAAGCACCCGATAGAGGGAGCGGCCTAGCGGTCGCTCCCTTTTTTCATGCATGCCCAATCCTTTCGCAAACTGAAAGGTTTTCTCATTGACATAAGGAGACCAGCCGAATGGGTGATGGCCTTTATAAAAACATTCACCAAAAGCGCAAACGTATCGCCAATGGATCGGATGAGCGCATGAAGCGTAAAGGCGAAAAGGGACGACCCAGCGCCAAGGATTTTAAAAACGCGGCCAAAACGGCCAAAAAGAAGTAACCCACTTCAACTAAAGAACACCCCTTAAGCCCCGCCAATGAGCGGGGTTTTTTTATTTCCGACACGGAGTACCAACAATGTCCGAAATTAACGCAAGCCAGATGAGCCGCGAGACACTCAAGGAGACCGCCGCTGATTTGGGAATCGAGTTTGCAGACAACATCCCCACCGACAAGCTTGTGGAGCGGGTTAAGGCCCACCTCGGCGAGCCCACCCCAGAGATTACCGATGGCCCTGATTTAAC